AATCATTTCGATTGCGGAGTCATCGTGATGAACACCTTGGTCGAATTGCATGTCCGAGAAGATAACCAATGTTTGTGGCATTTCTGCTTGTGGCACACTGTTATCTACCGCTGTCTTAAGGATCAAATCAAACGCCTTGTTCAAGTCGGTGTTAGCGACTTCACCAGTGTTCATTTGGTCAATCTTTTGATTGATGTTACCCTTAAGGTTAACCAACTTAGGTGTACGGCTGAAAGTCAAGAATGTGTCCTTGAACTTACCCTTGTTCTTGTCAGCAAAGTACAAACCTAGAGAGATTGCAACATCCAAACAAGACAAGCCTGTGTTCTTACCTGCGGCGCAAGTCATAGAACCTGACGAGTCAACCATTGGCAACACGTTAGCGTCACCGATGAAGTTTGGCAATGCATCCCATTGCGCTTGCAGTGCGTCCAACTCAGTCTTAGACATTGTTGTACGGCTGTACGAATTGATACGACCCTTAAGGACGTCATATGGGTACACTGCACCTGCATTAATCTTCACACCTGCTTCGCCCTTAACGAGCTTAGCCACATAGTCTGCATAAGAAGTACCATTACGAGTAAAAGCCTTCTTGTAACGAGCATGTGCCAATGAAGGAACATGTGAGTAGTTGATTGAATCCCAGTCCTTAGCACACATTTGTGTTTCCACAACGTTAGTAAGCGCAACTAGGCTCTTACGATATTGCTTAGGAGTCATTCCGAAGAATTCACGGATTTCACGGGCAACTTCACCCTTACGTGGTGTCCACTTAGCTGCCAAACCATTACGAGCACGGAGTGCATCGCCAAGCATTGTGTATGCTTGTGTCTTTAGAGGCTTGGACTTAAACACTAGCAAATCGTCATAACGACCGATTTCTGGGACCTTCACCAATAGACGGCTAGCGTCTTCTGGAGAAGTGTTTTCCAAGTGTGTCAACACTTGACGGAACAGTTCACGTTCACCTGAACCACCACGAACGTCACGTGCCCATTGGACGATACGCAACGCTAGATCGGAGTTTTCAACGTATGCCGCTGTAAACGCAGGGATAATGTTCTTACCACGACTTGCGCCGATGTTATAAAACAAATCCACACAGGCGTTTGCTGTGGACTTACGAGCCTTCATACCGTTAGCGGTACGAGCTTCTTGGTTCTTAATTGCTTCTACAAATTGCATACATTCTCCTTTCATTTGATTATGCAACAGGATGCGCTTTTTTACTGATATGAATAGTAATAAAGTTTGCTGAAAGCATCCTAAAATCTTCACTGTTTGAAGATGTTATTATAACACCTTCTTCAATTATTGTCAAGTACTTTTTGGGTACTTAGCTGGATGATCGGAACAGTAATTTATTTTCTGGTCGCCCCCATCCCCAGTATATCGGTTCAGTTCCACGACCCTAACCTAACTTGTGTCTGTGTTAGATACCATATATGTCTTTCCATAAGTCGTCAGTTCTTTCGGAGCATTACTGCAAAGTGCAAGCACTTTCCTTTCCAGGGGTCCTTCTACTGCATTAGCGGTTTCGTTAATATGTGTATATTGCTGAACTCATCCAAAGTTAACAGGTTAGCTGTTACGTTGTTTTTAGCCTGGACGTGAACCCAGAGACTGCGTTTTTAAACAGGGCCATCACACCTGTTGTGCTAGTCTATTTCAATAGCGACCTTCAACGATTCGCAGCTTTTACCCTGCTTCACTCCAATCTACTACCATAGGGTCTAGCGAGTCATAAAAATGATTTTATGTTGCTGCCTCTAACCTTTTCTCAATCACAAAAACATAGTATATCACAGAATCCTGATTCTGCAACATGTTTTGGGCAAACACTTAAAAGAAAACCGTGAACTAGTCACGGTTTCGGGGTTAGTACTTTTATACTAAGTTTCGATTCAAGACACCTTCTGTCAATAAATCTGCAAAACTACTTGATGTGTTAGGGAAAGATACTTGCTGTCCAGGAACTAGTATGTTGTATGCTTTGTCATACAAATCTTGTTCCTCTCTCCACTTCTTTTGCACACGAGCAGTTGCTTGCTGTTGTACTGTTGTTATGTATAAGTCCCACACTGTCCTCGTTCGATTTGCTAATAGCACACCTAACGTATCTAATATCGTAGCCATATGTCCTAACTGAACTCTTGTAGCAGTAGAACTTGTGATGGGATCTTTACTGGTAGCCACATCGTCAATTATAGTCAAACAGCCTAGAGTTAACTCAGTCATTGAATGCGTGAACTCTACTAGTTGATCCTGATTGAAGAAAGGTTGAATCGTTGATGACAACATTTGAACATCCATTCGCATTTGTTCAACAATATGTGGCACATCTTCTGTGTTATCACATTTACTGATGACATAATTTCGCATATCCGCAGTGTACAATGATAGCTTGTCTCTGACGTTCAGTTTCAACCCCACAGCATCAGGGCCATATGGATTAATCAATCCTTCAGGTTTCATTCTGTGTTCTTCAACTACAGTAGTTGTGGTTTTCTTGTACATTACACGCTCACGACTGGTGTTGGTTCAGGAGTCGGCTCGGGTGTTGGTTCAGGAGTCGGTGTAGGCCATTGACCACTCTGCCACAATGCACATGCTGCATCAAACCCATCAGTAAATCCTTTAGCGTATGCATCCATAGTAGACCACTCATAATAGTAACCAGATAGCATTGGCTTTGGTGCTGGTCCAGGGTATGGGGTCGGATTAGGCTTCGGGGTTGGTGATGGATTAGGTGGGATAGGCATTAGCTTATGCTTATGCTTTGGATGCGGCTTAGCACCGTAATAATATTCATCCTCTTCATCCTCATAATCATCCCACTCCCAGTAGTATGGATAGTGCGGATATGGGCACCCATGGTGATGCCAACCAGTGGCTCTTAAATTTGGTTTCGGTCTCATCATTCTATGTGACATTTTTATTTCCTTTATTGTTTTTTGCCGAAGACACTTAGTAGTTTAAGTAGTCTATCGAATAGGCTTTCTTTTTTCTCAGTTGCTGGCTTTACAGCTTCCTTGTTAGTCTGTGTATTGTTGATTGTTATGTTATTCACTGACATAGTATCTTCCTCTATTATGTACGATAATGTCTTTGCTCGATTAACTATATCTGTATCTGTAGGATATGATGGAAGTTCTGGATATGCCAATCTAACTTGCTGGGTTTGCCAAAGATATAGGGATTCTACTACCCACTTTTCGTGAATATCGTTTTTCTTAGTAACGTATTCAGAGTAGACTAGGTCCTTTGCTATTTTTAATAACTCCATCTTAGATGGATTATCTTTCTTTTCCACCATATCGAACTCAGATTATAGAATGTTCCACTCAGTACCGTTCCATGTTATTGTGAGAGCACCGTAGTTTGCATTGATAGTTGCTGTTAACGCACCGTCAATCGTTCCCAAAACAGGAGTAATTGTGATAGGGTTAGTAGCAGCGTCACCTGTTCCATCTTTCAAATAGAATAATTGACCAACGTTAGGTACAGCTGGTAATGTTACTGCAATTGCACCTGGTAATGCTAGTTCGTATACTACGATAGCATCACTAGTTGTAACTGTATCAGGTGATACTGTTGCAATACGTAATGGTTCTAGTGCTAAACCGTTAGCAGAGATTGTAACTGTTTCTGCACCTGTACCTGTTGTAGGTGTAACAACAATACCAGTACCTGCAATTATCGAGCGGGGGTTGTTTGTATATGACATATGTTTCCTTATTCTTGAATGAATTGCACCGTCACTGATGCGCTCGGAGTTGATGGTCTAGTTGGATTACTTTGCGGACCAGTTGCTGCCAATCTAAAGTTAATACTGTCTGATGACCAGTATACTTCAATATAATCACCTGCAGATACTCTAGGGAAATATCGTCTTGAAATTACATTGCTTCTGCCGCCACCTTCAACAGTAACAATACCATTGCTTGCGATGACTTGTAAATTGTTTTGCACTAACCACATACTGATGTTACCTGGACCACCTTGTGTGATATTCACTTGAGCATTGATAGTCAAGTTATAAACCCCTGCATGCGGGAATTGTATGCGAGAGCTAGGTAGCAAGTTAATACCATCATTGCCTCTATTCTGATTAAGAGTAAGTAGATTAGCTGTATTGATAACTGGGTTAGTTTGTGTTTGGTCGCTATAGAAATCTCCATAGTAACCAGGGTATCCTTGCCCACCTGGTGCTGAAATCGTAATCGATTCAGATCCAGTACCTCTGGCTGTGTCAGTTGTAATAACTATACCGGAGCCAGCTTTTATAGACCGAGGGTTGTTTGAATACGTCATACTAGACTCCACTCAGCTCCGTCGAACAATAAAGTGATACTACCAAAGTTAGTGTTAATGATTGCACTAGCTGATCCATCAATCGTGTGACCGACTGCTGTTACTGTGATGTTCTCTGCTGCCGCGGTTCCTAATACATCTTTGACAATATAAATCTTACCCGTTTGTGGGTTAGCAGGTAACACTACAGAGAAAGGCACTGCACTTACATTGTTCACTCCGATAAAGAAATCAGATGATAGAGCGAGGTAAGGACTAGTAGTTACAATAACAACTGGTACCAACAATGAACTATTTGTGTTTACACTTATAACTGACGAACTGACAACGGAGTCAAACCCGTCATCCACGATAGGTGAAACGATAGGGCTAAAACTTTGTCTTTGTTGAATCGGAAATTGTGCAAATGATGGCATCACTGGCATAATCGGTAAGAGAGGTTGAATTGATTGTATTTGTTCCATAATAAACTCCGAAATCATCCGGGGGTTACCCGGATGAAGCTATACTAATTAACGAATGTTAGTGTTAGTGTTTGTTGGGCTAGCAGTTAGTGTACCGCTTCCAACGTTGATAGCTGAGTTTGTAGAACGAATGACTTGCAATTCAGTTACTAAAGAACCCAACAAGCTTCCAAGAGTTTGGAATTGTTGTTGTTGCTGTGCTTGAGCTTGAGCTTGGTTGATATTGTTAGTTGTGTTAACTTCAATACCACGAGTAGCTTCTGCCAAGCGACGGTCACCGCGCAATTCAATGATTTCGTTCTGAGCAGTAGCCAACTCACGTTGTAAGTTAGTTTCATACTGAGAAGTAATCAATGCACGAGTTACTGTTCCATCTGCTGTGATAGATTGCTGGACAGCGTTTTGTGATTGCATAATCATTGTTTGAGTTTGCAAGATGTTCTTGTCAACTGCATTCAATTGTTGCATCAATGTAACTGCGTTTTGTGTTTGTGTCTTGTCAACTGCATTCAATTGTTGTGCTAGAACCATTGCTTGTGCGTTAACTACATCTTTAACACCTTCAGTGCGTGTTACTAATGATGAAGCTACGTTGTTCAAGTTAGCAGTGATAGCCGCTGTTTGTGCTGCGTTTGATGCTTCCATAGCTGCCATGTTAACTGCTACTTCCTTGTCAACTGCGCCGATAGCTGCCATGATGTCCATGTTTGCTTGATTTTGTTCTGGTGGGTTACGAGCAATAACACTGTCTGCTGCTGCGCCATCGCGGCCGCGACCACCGAATAAGCCATTGCCATTACCTAACAATGCGCCTAACAAGATACCACCGATGAAACCACCGCCTGTACCGATACCGCCTTGACCTGCTAGAAGGTCACCGCCTCCTGTTGTTGTACTTACGTCCATTTTGTTTTCCTTAATTAAGAAAGAATCGTTTCTCTAATGACCTTTCATTAGCTTTATATCTTTCAAAGATACTTACTGGCGATTCTTGCTTAAAAGGATGCACACTAGTACATCATCTACTTTATGCTTATTTTTTGCGAGGCTTCATTTCGAGTGCGTGTGGCATCTTTTTAGAAAAATGTTCCATGTGATTGTATACTATACCAGTGGCGTACAGGTCTGCCCACTTTTGCATACATTGTCTATTATCATCGAATGCGTCAATATCAGCAGTCCAATCTTCTTTCATGCGATTAGTTACTTCATCCATTGTGTGCTTCAAGTGGTCATTCCACAATGGCTTAGTAACTACTCTAGACCAGTAATATGAATTTTCATTCTCTAACCACGTGAGCATCTTCTCTCCATTATCATACCATGCTTTAGTAGCGGCTGCTGTATCTTCACCTGCTTTGAGTACGTTAATCAATGCTACTGCTAATACGATATGTTCTTTCAAAATCAAACTATACGCATCTACATCGTTTCTATCGTAGTAAGGATATAGAAGTTCTGCAATCTCTTCCTGATTCTTCATTAGTCGTGCGGACACTGCATCAATATCTTTTGTGCCATTCAACAAACTAATGATTGCGTTGCGTGTATAGCAAAGATGCTCACTCCACAATGTCTTTGAGTTGGAATACAACTCCGCAATCTTTTCTTCATCCTCGTAGTAATACGTTATAATTTGGTACATGATTTCTCCTATGTGGTACTATACATTTACTTACGATTGACTAGTACTGTTTGTCTAATCAATAAGCACATGATGTACTCCAGTAGAGCCGAAAAAATAGCCTACCGAAGCAGGCTATATTAAAGCAGGGCATATTAGGAGAATAGCGCAAGCTGTGTTCTATTTTTGACACCGAACTTTTTAATGATTTGCCCTACGTGCAACTTAACTGTGCTCTCTGAAATGTCTAGCATCTTCGCTATTGCTTTGTTACTAGAGCCTCGTTCTTTAATGAACTTCAAAACTTGTTCTTGGCGAGGTGTTAACTCTATTTCAGTTTTTTGTTGCTTAGGTTTTTTCTTGTTGAGTAATAACTGAATCTTTTCAGGCACGTGATTCTTACCTAATTGAAATGCATTCATTGCAACTAACTTATCTTCCAATGAGAACTCAGGACCTCTGGGGAACACACCAACTACCAAATCATTCAATGATAGAAAATCTTTGATGAGTTTGGTATCAGTTTGCATAGTAACACCACCTGTTATCACTGTAGTGCGTCTTGCTGACTTACCTGATTCATCTCTACATACAGTAGATTTTATAATTGTTGCTAGTGCGTTGACTAGATCCCAGACTTGATTGCCGTGTTGCTCATAAAGTTTTTCGATATCCAAGCTGACTACGTTAGTGCGAAAATTTGAATCACTTAATAGTGGATACACATCAAGAATAGAATTTACAAAAACACATTCTGTATCTTTTTCTCTAATGAAGTTTGAAGGAGCATATGCGTCTCCTTGCGGTGATACGAATGTTACGTGTTGTTTGTTGTTCATGCAGTTTCCTATTTGTTCAATTACTTAATGACATATAGACATACGAATTGCCTACTAGGGTATAGCCTATACTTCAGTCGGTACCCAATACTCAAATCATATTGTCGAGTGAATTATATAGGAATTCGTAGTAATGACAAGTGTTAACGGTAGAACAGATGTGGCAAAAGGTTAGAGCATTGCTCTAACCCTTTTTATCTTGTAAAGAACCTAACTATTTTTAGATAGTAGTATTTGAAGCCACGTACTGACGGGATCCAGTCCCAGTCAAATGAGCCCGGTAACTCTTTGTTGAAGTTGCCGAATGCCTTTTCAATAGTGTCTTTGCTTGACATAATAACCTCCTCATGGGAACTTAAACCAGAATTCTGTAGCAACTCGTTCAGCATCATCTGACCAAACTGTTACTGTTGTCTCTACATCGTCATCAGGATCCCAACCATCAACATCTTTACATTCATCGACTGTAATTAGATATTGTTTTGATGGGATTCTATCCATGAACCAATTAGAACGTGCCATACGTTCATAACCTGTTCTTAGTTTTGTTATGTACTTGATTTGTACTGACATGATGCTTTGGCGGAAGAGGTGAGATTCGAACTCACGGACCTTTTACAATCGCCGGTTTTCAAGACCGGTGCAATAGACCACTCTGCCACTCTTCCAATTGATTAACGAATTCGTTTAAGGTAGGATTGGTCTACGAGACCTTCTTCGATTTCTTTTAAGGCAGTTAATGTCTTGCCGTGCTTAGTCTCTAACTTAGGTCTATGTCCCTTAGACAATTCACGCACACGTGCTGATGCGATAAGAATCAAATCGTAACGATTACCGACTGCCTTTACGGCTGCTTCACTAGTTTGTCTAGGCATAGTTTCTTTCTATATAACTGGAGCGGGAAATCGGGTTCGAACCGACGACCTAAACCTTGGCAAGGTTTCGCTCTACCAACTGAGCTATTCCCGCAATTGAAATTAAATCTTTTCAATCGTTATTGTGATGTGATTTGCTTCTGCCCATGCATCTTTTGCGGCTCTGACTGCAATAGCTAATGGATCGGTCTGTTGTGCATCCCAAACCTCTTGGCTAGCGTATACCGAAGTAGTCTTAACTGTGCTATCACTTCGCTCAATAGACCATTCGTTAGGATACGCTTGTCTAAAAGCTGCGATTTGCTCAGGTGTACCTACAGTGGGTAGTACAGGCATTGTCTCAAATGCATTAGCAGGGCTTTCTGCTGATTTAGTTAGGGTTAAAATTACAGTGTAACTCATATATGATTCCTTATCACTGTATTTATCTCCTTAACCAACTCACACATCGTCAATACAACTTTATTTAACACTTTTCGTGTCTCTGTAAAAAATATTGAACTCGGTATCCATCCCTACGGGGATTCTAGGTAACCCGGTCTCTATTTTTGTTTTGCTAACACTAAACTCCTGTCGCTTAGTGTCAAAATACTCTTTATCTCTATTGAACTCATATATGTACCTTTTCATAGAGTACTTTTGAGAATTCAATGTGTGTCCTATCTTAAGATCCGTACCTATCGTAGACATGGACCAATTTTGATAGTCAACTGAATTGAACCACAGAAAGTGATTCTGTTTCATAAACTGTTCTGTGTCAGTACTTACATCTAATGTAGAATGAAGCATGGGTAAATGATACATATCAATGTCATATCCCCAATTGAACGACACCCACCACATAAAATCGAATACTGAATCCACATTGACTTTGTTCTTTTCCAACGACCGAGATATCATGTCAAACACAACAACGGCAGCATCTTTAGTTGCCCCGTGTGAAAAGAACTGAATGATATTATCTTTCTGCGTAGACCAAGATTCTTTGTATGTAGACGGGAACATTTCCTCGTACAACGGTATACTCTCTACATGAGACAAAGGACCACCCAAGTCACCTGTAACATATATATGTTGATTCGTTAGTGTTGTTTTGCCTGTAAAGTATGAGGCAGTGTCTTCCGTTCTGAACTTATCCTTTATGTACGATTCATACATCTTAGGGTTCTCTTTGATGCTATGCTCATTCATCACAAGCACAACCTTTTCTAAATCCTGTCGACTCCAATTCTTAATCATTGCTGATAGAATCAATGTCGAGTCTATTCCACCGCTGTAGTAGACATACACTTTGTCATACTTACTACTTCTTTCAAGTAGTTCTAAACTTCTATTGTCAGTGGTTGCTTCAAAGTCTAAATTGATTCTGCCATCTGGCAATAGGTTGAACGAATCTCTTTTAATCTTGTAAAGAGATTCTTCTAAATCAAATCTAGGATATGACACATGTTCTTTGACGACCATCTCCAAATCAATTTTGATTATATCAATAGGAGACAGTGTGTTTAATGTGTTTTGCAATAAGGGAGTATCTACTGTTGCGGCAAATACTCTCTTAGGATCAACGTACAACCATTCTTTGTGTAGTAACGGAAGTTCCCCGAAGGGGTAAGGCATCTTAAGATACTTACTCATGTGTTTGGTACATCGACACGGTTTCGAACCGCGGACCCTCTCCGTGTAAAGGAGACGCTCTACCCCTGAGCTATCGATGCATACTTTTATTTATTGTGAATCACTTGATGGTGAAACTTTACCTAGAGCCACATCATGTGATGATGGCTGCTGTAATTCTTCTGGTAAAGGAGGAGGAACCCATCGTTCTTTCTTTGGCTTCTCTCCAAAGATTGTATCTAATCTATTGTTAAGTTCCTCTAGGGGAATACTCAACGGACGAGGTCTACTTCCTTTACTCATTACTTGTCCTTATCCTTGCGGCCAGCTGTACGTAATTCTGACTCTGCAATTTTTACATAACTGCGGATGAATGCTCTACGTTTTGCTTTATCCATAATCGTTGCGGCTAATGTTTTAACCGGCTTACCAATCTTAACGCATCGTGCATCGTATGCCATATTATTGTGTCCTTTGAATCAAGTGATAGCCGAACTGAGTTTGAACTGGCAAACTGACTTTACCGACTTCTAAACTGAATGCTGCATCTTCAAATGGCTTAACCATTTGACCTTTACCGAATGTACCTAAGTTGCCACCTTGTTGTGAACTTGGGCACTTTGAAAGTTGTTGTGCGACAACTCCAAAATCTTCGCCTGCATCAGTGATACGCTCACGTGCAGTCATTGCTTCATTCAATGTCGGAACAAGAATGTGTCTTGCTGTTACTCGCTCAATCATGTTTTTCCTTTTGTGTATAATTGGTCCGAGTAGAGAGATTCGAACTCCCGACCCTCTGGTCCCAAACCAGATGCGCTACCAGACTGCGCTATACTCGGATATGTTATTTAATGTATTCTTGGTACGTGATAAAAGATTTGAACTTTTGACCTCTTCAATGTCACTGAAGCGTTCTACCCCTGAACTAATCACGCATAACAGGTTCTCTTTTTATCGTGCTACCATTACACCACATCGGAAGACCAACTCCGAGCCGGGATTCGAACCCGGACCCTCTTTGTTCAAAAAAGATTATAAAATTTGCTGAAAAGAACCTAATGGTCAAACTTGGTTGCAAAGGGTGGAATCGAACCACCGACCTCAAGGTTATGAGCCTCGTGAGATACCACTTCTCCACTCTGCTATAAAATAAAACAGGATCCGTTTCTTGACTTGTTGCTCTACCATTGAGCTATATCTTCCATAAGAAAGATAGTGAGAGTCGAACTCACAACACACTAGTTTATGAATAGTTTGCTGTATGGATCCTAGAACTGTTACGCTACTTTTTCGTAGCGAATTGCAAGACCTCTGCCTAAGTCGTATGACATTAACATACCTGAATCTCTATCGGCTTCAATTTCAGGCCAGATAAAGCTAGGATTGTATGAATCACCTTCGATAGTGACAGTCTTGTATAATTTGTTGTTAATATAGACTTTAAGTTGCATGATAGTTTCCTAATATCTATATTTATCTGTTTGGTGGAGAAGGACGGGATCGAACCGACGACCTTCTGCTTGCAAAGCAGTTGCTCTCCCAACTGAGCTACATCCCCATATTTGGTGCGACTGCCCGGAATCGAACCGGGACGCTGTTAAGCGAGAGATTTTAAGTCTCTTGTGTCTACCTATTTCACCACAGTCGCATACTCATAGTTTAATGCGCTCCCAACGAATTGTCCATCTTTCATTGTAGCCATCTAGTGTAAATTTAATGTAACCGATGCACCGATTACTTTACAGTCGTTGTACTTTAGCTAAGGCTGTAGCATCATCGGACTAAAAACACACTAAACTATAAGCATAGTATAATACACTCCCAATGTCTGTCAAACACTGTAACTTCGTAGTACATTATAAATCAGAGTTTCGAACCTCTGTAATGTAGCACTAATAAGTAGCAACCTTTCGGTTTATCTACTAATTCCGGCAAGCTAGGGCCTCTATATATGACAGAAGTATACTATACTATGGTGCGTCTGGTCAGACTCGAACTGACACGCCTTTCGGCACTGGCTTCTAAGACCAGCGTGGCTACCAATTACACCACAAACGCATTAATGGAGGTCAGAGTAGGAGTCAAACCTACCTAAGCCGAGTTTGCAATCCGGCGCATAATCGCTCTGCCATCTGACCATCAAATTTTTAAAGAACTTACGTTAGATATACGCTGTGGACCTTTCGGAGCAAACGTAACATCTTCACGCAATTTTACATTAGTTGCAATTATTTTCCTAGTAGTTTCTCCTTTGTTCGGGTGAACATAGTGAGTCAACCAACCCGGAAACAACAACAACTGACCGACTTTAGGTTTGAAGCTAAAGACGTTGTAACTTGCTTGGTTATTTAAACTGATATACCCTAAGCTACCTCGAGGATCAATCAAATCTAAATTACCAGTGTTGTCATCACAAGACATGTAGTATACACAAGCTATGTGTGTAAGTCTATGATTATGGGCAAACAAGTTATATTCACCTGGGTTCGAACATTCTACCCAACCTTCAGGCATAGTGAAGTAATCTTGTTTGTACTCATATTCATGGTACTGTTCTGCATACTTGACAACGGAATCCAGCACGATATCCTTCAGTCGCTTAATCGCTGAATGTTCATCGGCTAAATCCCAAATGTTTTTTCTAGATATAAATCTGTATGACCCGTCATACAAAAACTCTAGTTTTTCCAACTCTTTGTTTAGAGATTCAGCATCATCAATATCAAATACTCCCACATTCGTTGGGAATAGTCTTAAATGTTGCATGGTTATAAATCTTTGGAGCGGGATAGGAGAATCGAACTCCTGACTTGAACTTGGAAGGATCTCGTTTTACCATTAAACTAATCCCGCTTATAAATACATCATGCACACCTACGATGCTATCACAAAAGACGGATTGTACATTCATCTTTCAATGCTGACACCCCAGCAGTGCTATATATTTGTCCATGATATTTATACCCAAACGCTGACAATGAAATTCTTTACTAACCAAGAATCAGCGTTGTATTTTATACGTACTATCGAATAGATGGTGCGTCCTCCGTGAGTCGAACACGGCACCAATGGATTATGAGTCCACTGCTCTAACCAACATGAGCTAAGGACGCAGCATTTTGGTACCCCCGGTAGGATTCGAACCTACGACATGCGCTAATCTGGCGCCATATGCTCAGGTATAAGCTGAGAGTTTTACCACTAAACTACAGGGGCATTGTTTGTTAAATACAGTATGACCGAAAAAGAAATCGCCGAATACATCAAGAAACGTTTGGATTCCTTTGCTCAAAAATATGAGACTAAGGGTGAACGTCTATTGTATGAGCAAGGTCTATTGCTCGGCTTCCTCGGTGTGTTGTCTATGTATGATTCAAAGAACTTTGAAATCATACGCAAAAAACTAGACAAACTAAAATGATTGGCGTCCCGGGAGGGATTTGAACCCCCACCAACGGTTTTGGAGACCGACATGCTGCCGTTACACTACCGAGACATTTAAATACCTAAAGACTTCCATCCGAACTTTCTTGCACACGTGATGCTATTCTTCATAGCACTAGCACAGGCAAACTTGTCGCCTCGTTTGAAAGTCCATTCGTTTAATTTGAAACTCTTTAAAACTCTATCACCGTTCCACCATCCTCGTTCAACTTGAATGTAACCTTCACGTTCAAGTTGTTCACGTAATTCAGTGAACATGGGATGGTCTTTTGACGATCTACTAGAACAACGATCCTCACCTTTGAGAATCTTGAATAGTTGATCTGGAGTTAATTCATCAGGAGGAATATTATCAAACATTCCCCATTCTTCACGAAGTTGAACCTCGCAAATACATTGTTCATCAATAGTAAATTGCTTTCGAAAAGTCATATTGATCCTTGAATTGGATTTGCAAGTAGTAGCGCCACTTTCATCGCTACCTTTTACCTAATGCATAAAGCCCGGGCTAGGAGGTGGTCCGTCATTACAGTTACTTGTCCAACGTTACGTATTTTTTGCTAGGGTATTGCGCCCCCCGTTGCTTTACCTCCTCTTTGGCTGGCCAGCTACTCGAATCAGTGACTTTCACTTACTAACACTTACAAAACTTGGTGGAGACGGTGTGAGTCGAACACACAGTGCCAGGGGCGGCGGATTTACAGTCCGCTGGGGTTACCAGTTTTCCTACATCTCCAAAAACTTAATATTGTTGAACACCTTGTCGGAGTAGCAAGAGCCATCTTGCCCACTTAGTTCCGTTCTGGATAGATTACTCTACTGGCTCCCAGACAAACAACTAAGATGCTCAACAATATTAACTTACCATATAGAAACACACTAGAACGACCACAACATACAAAAAGACCTGGAAGTCAAAATGTTGTGCTAATGTGTTTTTATATGGCTTGGGTCTCTCCTCAACTGTCACGCCTGTCACTGACGTTTGCGGCAAGGAGCGACCTTGCAAGCTATACCATATGTAAACACACTGTGAGGGGTTCTCTGGTCACCTCTTCACGCTTTTGTATACGCAATGTGTTTGCATATGGTAGGGGCACAGGGAATCGAACCCTGATAGACCGGTTAAAAGCCGGATATTCTAGCCGTTGAATTATACCCCCATATGGTCCCTCCAGACAGATTCGAACTGTCACCTCATCGGTTAAGAGCCGAGTATGCTACCATAACACCTCGAAGGGATGGATCGTAAAGATTTGTCTTTTACGTGCCATCCTGACCATACGGGGGTCAGAATGACACTATCGTTTACCTGAACGTTTCATGTCATTTTCCTTTTGTTAAAAATTTGGCGGATAGTATAGGATTCGAACCTATGCGCCACTTTCGCAACGACGGTTTAGCAAACCGCTCCCTTAACCACTCGGGCAACTATCCAAATTAGTCTAAACTAAATCCGAACACTTCCTCAAACGATTGATTCCTGATTCTATCGTATTGACGATTGAATTCAACAAACTGTTGAGGGTTGTTAGGTTCAGTACTTAAAATTCTAGCCTTTATGTTCTTCAATTCGTCTGTCAACAATTTGAAGTTATCAGGATACAGAATGCCAATTGACTTGTCAATCTGTTCCAAAGCTATCTGTCTGTGTGCTTTGCTCATGTTGTCAACATGAAGCACTGAGGGTGTTATAACTGAGTAACACCTTGTATCCAACTCGTTGTTAATCTCATATAGTCTAATCAAAAAGTTAGACAATGAAACCATGTCGAATAATGTATACTGACTTATCGCAGTATTGTACAACATCTTAAAAGGATGCTTTAACTCTACAAACTGCAATACGTTTCCCTCAACTACATCCCATTTTGTACCATATCGAATGTACTCAGCAGTTTTGCCTACACCATCGATACTCATAATGAAACGAACTTCCTTGAACTGTTCAAGGCGTTTGATGAACAACGGATTGTTGACACTGCAATTAGTGAACAACTCTACCTTAACATCTTTGCTACGTCCTGAATCAATCAGATAATCTAAAAAGTCATAGTACTGTTTAATCAAGAATGGCTCGCCACCTGTTAAACACAACAAATCAATAGTGTCTGCTATGGTTTTTAGTTCTTCAATGTTTTCATCAGTCGTATACAAAACTGATTCTGTCTCGTTGAACTTCCAGGTATCTAACTCTGGATGTTCTAAAATCTCTTTTGCAATCTCTGAACTAGAATATGGTTCGCACATTCTACACTTGAAATTACACAAGTTGCTAAACCTCAATTCTAAACGCATAATCTCAGGATCATCGTCTAGTTTGTATTGCTGTACATCTGGGTTTAGTTTATTCATTACTAAGTTTGTGTGCATTCTAGTGCTACGCAAACCGATGTGTTCTCTGTGCTTACATGTATGACATGCATCGGGGAACTCACCTTGTGAAAACTTTTCCTTCAATTCTCTCCTGAACGGAGAGTTAAGAAACTCTACAGGACTCATGTCCATATTGTTTCTTACAGTGTGACACGGCGTGTGATTGTTCAAACGATTGAACATTGATTCCCACGGTGAAGGGCAATAAATATCGTTGTTGTCTAACATAGCAATATTTATCGATTGAATCTGTGTTAGTTTCTATAGCACCCATTGAAACTAACAAACATTGAGTAGCCATGCATCAAAACAAGACTACTATTTGCTCTGGCGCCTCGTAGGGGTTTCGATCCCCTTACCTCAACAGTGACAGTGTTGCGCTCTCCCGATTGAGCTAACGAAGCATAAAAGGTGAACATGCCGGGGAGCCCTTGGGGTAGGACATGTTCGGAACAGTGAGTATTGTACCATAGCTTTCGCTATCTCCATCAAGTTCTCACTGTCTGCTATGTTGCCATAGCATTTACTGGTGCAGGGCGAGGGATTCGAACCCTGAACAACTAGATACTCACAGTGACCTACGCGGCGATTAAGCCCTCAGTTTGTTATTGTATAAAGTCAATCATTTTCGCATTCACCTTAGGGCAATTACCCCCTTTGGTCACACCATGTGAGACCCCGCATAAAAATTTGATTCAGAAATTAACGGCAATCTGTATCTGAATCCAATGAAGTTTACAAGCCGTCTTAACCATCCTTCATTGTTGAAATTGGAAGAGCATAGGAGAGTCGAACTCCTCTTCTCAGGATGAAAACCTGATGTCCTAACCGATAGACGAATGCTCCATGAATCAATCATGTATAAACAAACTAAGGGGATTCTCTTGACTGCAACGCAACTAGGGCTTATAAGATTGCCTAGTATCTTGTCTACACGGGCTCGTCTTCCCATGTCTCGCAAAGAATCATTACTGCCGAACAACACCGTCGCTTCTCTGGTAACTTACTATAACTCGGGGAATCATTGAACGTTTCACGGAACAATGTTTTGTACCCTTCGCTACACGTTTGCCTGTTTCATGTCACTATATAAGCCCAGTCCGACGACCAGCATAACTTATATAACAACCTAACGGATTCGGTAACCCTGATAATTTGTTTACACATGATAGCCCTGAACTTAACAGGGTTCATGTGATGTTTCATTTTTAAAGAACATTAGTTGATTTCTCAACTGAAAGACATATTGTATCATGCCTTTGATTTATTGTCAAGCGTTTTCAACTATTTCCTTCACTAGAACGTATCCTAGTGTTTTCTTATTCATTGAACTCCCTTAACTAGCGAGGGCAACTTTCGTCCAAACGCTTAAACTTTTAAAGAACTCAGTGATTAGCAAGATTGCTTTATCACTTTCAATACATGTAGTATAACACCGGATCGATTTATTGTCAATAGTTTTTGAAAATAAATTTTCTAGTACTTTTGTTTCTGGTCCGGGGTACAGGAATCGAACCTGTATTGACTGCTTAGAAGGCAGCTGTATTATCCATTATACTAACCCCAGAAATTCTTTAGGCTAGTGATTGTCTCAATACTGCTAGTTCCGCGTCAGTGAGGAATGCTTCAAACTTTGTTTGTTGATAGTCTGGCTCTCGTGAGCCATCGTATGTAGTGAAAATACGAACGTGATTGTTATTCGTACCTACATGAATCTTTTTAGTCTCACAAAAAACTTTGTGACCACCATTGTCTGCAACTAACATATTGTTTCCTTTGAAAAAGTTGTAATGTACTCTGCTCCCCAACCTGGGGTCGAACCAGGGACCAACAGATTAACAGTCTGCTGCTCTACCTCTGAGCTATCGGGGAATAGAGTACACTACAACGATGATTGGTGCCCCAGGTTAGAATCGAACTAACTACCTACCGCTTACAAGGCGGGTGCTCTACCAGTGAGCTACAAGGGCAATTTCAATAATTGATTGCTCAACTATTTAGATAAGATTATAGCACCGAGATAATTTATTGTCAACTATCTCGGTGACCTCTTTCTAAGAAAGCAAGATTCGTGAATGCTTAGGAACACCTGCAAGCAAGTAATCCATTTGGTCAGCACGAATGTTACGGTTCTGTAGAATCATGTTTTCGAAGTGGTTAGGTTCGTAAGGAACATACAACAATTCTAGGCGTGCTTCTTTCAAAGTCTTTGCGCCCTTCTTTGCGTTACATTCTTTACATGCAGTAACCACGTTCATCCAAACGTTTTCGCCACCTTTACTCACTGGGTGAATATGGTCGCGGCTTAGATGGTTGTAGTTAGCAAAGTGACCACCGCAGTAAGCGCATACATGCCGGTCCCGACCGAACAATGTTCGGTTAGTCAATGCAACTTGTGCATGACGGAATGGGTTGAAGGCACGACCCTTAATAGCAATGATACTTGGTGTTTCTAGGTAACTTTGTGTACCGTCTTTTTGAAATCCACCACGATACTTACCAATTACATCACCCATACTCCATGCGACGGAGTCGGTTGCTTGATAACTGATTGCGTCATCTAGTGAAATCCACTGCCGGGGAGTCCCCGAAATATCTAATGCTAGAACTGCCATGCTTACTCCTTTGTTGATGTCCTACATCTTATTTAGATCCTTTATTATATGACAGAAATCATTATCTGTCAAGTCTGGTCTCACCGGACAGACTTGAACTGTCATCTATTCTTTAGGAGAGAATCGTTCTATCCCTTGAACTACAGCGAGGTTTGAATTTGCTTGATAGAATCTATCAATAGCAACCTGTTTCAAACTATTGTAAATGAATACTAATTCATTATAGTTTGTTACCAACTTCTCATAGTCATAGTTTGTTTCAACGTTATAACTAGAAGTGTTGTTAAAATTTTGTTCTATGTAGTTTGGGATATCATCATGGTCGATGTGTTCCCACTCCATCGCATTCTGTGTTAGATACTCTTTCAAGTGCATAGAGATTAGGTCAGCATATATCAACATAAATGCACGATTGTATGCATCCTCTGTAAATTTTCTAGGCTCAATTTCTTTTTCTAACTCATCCACTGATTGGTACGTATACTTGTTCAATGCATGTGCGATGAACAAACTACTAACAGCATCGGCGACATTCGCACGTGCTGTAAAATAAATTTTGTCGTATTGCTTGAAGTTATACAAGTCAAAGTTCAACAACTCACCATTCTTCGGTATCAACGACAATTGAGTAGGATGTAATCTCACTACTCCTTCGTTAATCTTTTCAAGTTGTTGAAGTTTTATCTCAGTTACCTTTTTATAGATAGAAGGTTCCTTCTCGTACACACCAGTGAATGACCATCTTCCGTTTGTCAATTCATTGTGCAACTTATCTAAGTCAGCCCCTATGATAGGTATGTCGTGATACAAGCAAAGTACATCACGTAAGTGACTAGACCGTGACCTTGGGTGACCGATGATGCAAATTTTCATCAAAATATTTATCAACACCCCATAGCCGGGATTCTGTTTTATCCTAACATTAATCTTTGCCACAACCCGAATCAATAGCGCAAGTGTTGCCTGACTCTGTTTGTGTTGCTTGTTATATCACGGTAGTTTAACGATAATGTATAGTGAAATAACCTCTGCCGTGATTACGCCGATATCTAACGCATCTGCGGACCTCATGTGAATACTTGTCTAGAATTTTCTTCTTTCCAGGCTACTTCACTATACACTATCTCCTACACGCACTTGCTACAAGTCCCGAACTTCCTCTGTTGCCAGCGTTAGGTCGGATGTTGAAATTTGGTACCCCACCTCCGAGTCGAACGGAGAGAACTCTTCCTTTTGAGAGAAGCGACTTTGCCAATTTGTCCAGTGGGGCATTGTATGGTGGCGTAAGCTGGACTCGAACCAGCAACACACGAATTTTCAGTCCGCTGCTCTACCATTGGAGCTACTACGCCATATCTTGGGGTGTCACACGGGGAACGATCCCGTACTACCAGTTTCACAGACTAGGGTGCGAACCTCTACACTAGTGACACCATATAAACTTTCGTACATGAAACTTATGTACATTCATTCGTAAATATTCAAAAGGAACATCTATGAATAACTCTGACCAACAACTACTACGCCGTTACATCAATGTAATCAATGAAGCGGTAAGTGCTATTGAAGAAAAGTGGGGTACTCCTACAGTAGTATCACCACAAGAAAAAGGTAAGTATCACGGCAAGAGTAAAGCCGAGTTACTTAGTGCATACAACAAACTAAAGAAAACAGGTCCACATCACAAAGGATCACCTGAGTATGGTCGTATGCGTGAACTTGCATTCGCTATCCGCGCTAAGGGCGGATGGGGTAAAGTACAGGACACTATATGACTTCCACTGTTATGAGAAATTTTCTCAATGTTCTCAATGAAACACAAATTTCATACAGTAACAAGATACTTAAAAAATCTGCCAACTACATTGATTACTCAATGAGTGGCGAACGTTGCAAAAACTGTGAACACTTTATTAATCCCAGTAGATGCGAAATCGTTGAAGGTGCAATCAACGCTAATGGTTGGTGCAAGTACTTCAAAGAAGATTGATTGGTCTCCCTACGAGGATTTGAACCTCGACCTCCTGACCCCAAATCAGGAACGCTACCAGATTACGCTATAGAGAGATAAAAATACAGGATAGCTTTTGTCGCTAGACAACCAAAAAGTTTAGCTAAGAGATTTGCTGTAACTATCCTAAAACTGGTGGAGCCCCGAGGATTCGAACCTCGATCTCGTCCTTGACATGGAATGAAGTGTAGTGCTGTTCGTATCCTATAACAGGATCGCTTTCTACGTGTGCTACCATTACACCAAAGCCCCATTAATTGTTGGCGGAAAGCAGAGGAGTCGAACCCCATCCCTTTGTCAGAGAACCGGGTTTTCAAGGCCCGTCGCAGGACCATCCCCGCTGCATTACTTTCCATTGTTTGGAGGGTCGTACAAGATTCGAACTTGTGACTGCTGGTTTCGAAGACCAGAACTCTTCCACTGAGTTAACGACCCATATATAGGTTTTTGAGAGACCAGCTATCTTTCTCAAGGACTCACTGGCTTGTCTCGATTGAGAGAGTTTAACGACCTTGTGTAGCTACTGGCGTGTCAGTCACAAGAATAGGGACCTAGCGCACAAGGGACTCAATCTCATCGTCTATCTCAAAATCTGTTTGTCATTCCGGGTTCGTACCGTACCTGAACCTTGTTCCATCACCCGAAGGATTTTATAATGGCGATCCCGTGCATTCTCATTACACTAATGACAAAACTTTTAGGCCCTTGCGAGAGGAATCGAACCTCTACTACTGCGCGCCGTGTGTGCTCCCTTTACACCACGCAAGGACAAAACTGGTGCTCCATCGAGGATTCGAACCCCAATTGCCGGACTACAAAACCGGTGTCTTTCCATTAAACGAATAGAGCATAAAATAACAGGATACATTCTTTACGAATGCCTTTACCATTTGGCTAATCACGCATGGAGCGTAATACTGGAGTCGAACCAGTAATCTATCGTTTGATAGGGTTTGCTGTATGTATCCTAAAACTGGCGATCCCGCGGGGAATCGAACCCCGATATCCGACTAGACAGGCCGGTATAATAACCACTATATGACGAGACCATTTAACTTGGTGCTTCAACCTGGACTCGAACCAGGGACCTACGCCTTATCAAGACGGTGCTACTACCAACTGAGCTATTGAAGCATATATGGTACCCAGTGCAAGAATCGAACTTGCGTCTATCGATTATCGGTCGATTGCTCTTCCGTTGAGCTAACCGGGTAAATGTTTGGTGGATGTAGCTAGATTCGAACTAGCGATAGGTACCGTATGAAGATACTGCATTACCACTTTGCTATACATCCATTGATTGGTGCGGGGTAAGGGAGTCGAACCCTTGACTAAACGTTGGCAACGTTTGATTTTACCGTTAAACTAACCACGCATTGATTGGAATGTCGGGTGAGATTTGAACTCACGGATTTACGGATTTGCAATCCGTTGCATTGGACCACTCTGCCACCGACACACATTTCTTCTTGGTGCTCCTTACTGGTTACGATCCAGTGTTTCTACATTACCAATGTAGTGTAATACCATTATACTAAAAGAGCAAAACAGGATTCGCTTTTTTTTCATCCAAAGAAAAATTTTATGTTTGCTGAAAGAATCCTAAAACTGGCGCCACCGAAGAGATTCGAACTCCTGACTCCTTCGTTCGTAGCGAAGTACTCTAATCCACTGAGTTACGGCGGCATAACTTTCTGGCACCCCCTGATGGACTCGAACCACCGAATGTCGGAATCAAAATCCGATGCCTTACCAACTTGGCGAAGAGGGTATAAAATAACAGGATCGTTTTTTACGGTTTAGATTAAAAGTCTAATGTATTATGGTTGCTGAACCGATCCTAAACTTGGTGCAGTCAGTGGACTCGAACCACTGCGGGAAACTAGTATGCGGAGCTATTGCCCCTACCCCATGCCATTACTGCATATCTTGGTGGGCTAGTTGAGAGTTGAACTCACTAATCTGTTGTGTAAGAACAGCATGAAAACCGTTTCATGTCAAGCCTATAAATTTCTGAGTCGCATTTGATTACACGGTTACTACGCCCGTCCGTGACGTTACGGTTGCAAACTTACCTGCAGGACGCATTTGCAACTATCTTACATTCTGGTGGAAGCCGAGGGAGTTGAACCCTTCTAGACAGCAATCTTGCAAGGATCACCCGTAGCCCGCTACTGCCCCCATTAAATTATTTGGTGGACCGTGAGAGAATCGAACTCTCACCTAGGACGTGCAAAGCCCCCGTGCTCCCATTATCACTAACAGCCCATTAAATTGTTTGGCTCCGTGACCTGGGATCGAACCAGGCTCATTTCTGATTAACAGTCAGACGCCTACACCTTGCTTGCTCTCACGGAATAAATTCGTTCCAGAATACACGGCGTTAAGAATAGGTACCCTAGCTTAACTTCTGTCCGGTGGCAGCTTTTTCCGCTAACAATGATTTTCATACCCCTACTGGACCGACTACTCTTCCGTTCCGTCACATTCTAAGTGTGAAGACAAGTCCTTTGCGGCTCTTGCTCGGTTTCCGTCTACTCATACTACTAATCATCATCTTAGTATCTTGGTGAAGTGTGATAGAATCGAACTACTTGGCTACCACCCTGCTTAACAAAGCCTACCGGGTTACAGCCGGCAACAGGGAACACACTCCATAACTTGGTGGAGGCCGAGGGAGTCGAACCCTTCAAACATAACCCTCACAGGTTAGTGCGGATCCGCCGCTACTGCCCCCAAACATTTGGTACTCAGTACGGGAATCGAACCCGTCTTTACAACTTGAAAGGCTGTCGTCCTTACCGATAGACGAACTGAGTATAATACTTGGCAGGGGTTATCAGATTCGAACTGATGATGACGATTTCAAAGACCGTTGCCTTAGGCCAACTAGGCGAAACCCCAACAAAATTGCTATTCATTAGTATCTAAGCAATACAACTTCGGATGTGTATTGTGTTGTTCATCTTAGTCTACTAATGAATAGCATCTTGCGATGCTATGTCAGGATCATGTCCTGACCAGTAATTTATACTCTGCTGTTATCGCCAGCATTTCATCCTACTGTCCGCCCATTCGATACACTTAACGCTGTATTCCGGCTCTCGTTGCCTATTCACGTTTATACTTCAAGATTCTAAAGTACGTTTAACTTTCATCTTGTTGCGTAGCTGAAACCTTTCGTTTCTTTCTACTTTCTCTCGGATCAACTTTTGAAATTGATCCTCTGATAAACAAAACTCTGTAGTAAAACGTATCTCTTGCATCTTCAATTTAATATCTGTTTTACTTTTCAAATTACTTCCTTACAAACAAAAACCCCTGAGACTTTTTAGTTTCCCAGGGGTTTCATAAAACTTTTAGAGTTGTTACTTTAAGCGTAACCATCTCCTTCTATGAAACCCCTGCAATCTAATCCTTGTTCTGTGCCACGGATACTAATGCTAGGTGTATTATAACCCTCAAATGCCCATGACATAGCGGCTGACACTGGTGCTATCGTAGCACATTGTCTCGCTTGTTTCGGCAGTTGATGATTAAATTTTGTCATAGTGTTTTATTTAGTCCTGGTTTAAAATTTCTTCAATTTAACAGTGTTTTTTTCACTTTTTTGTTTCGATGCGTGTATTGTATAACAGGTTTGATTAATTGTCAACAACTTTTTCAATCTTGTTACCCAAAACACACAACTTTTGTTGTTCCTACTGATTTCTCAGTTCATGTTGTGAAGTATAGCAGGGTTTTGATTTATTGTCAACACCTTTCTTTACCCGTTTTCTTTAGAACTTTCGTTTTCAGTAGCGGGTGCTATATTTAACAGACGCTAGTATAGCACTATAAATAATTCATGTCAACCACTTTTTGCAAATACTTGACCAATCAGTACAGATTCGTATATGGGGTTCTTCAACCCTGCTGTTGGTACACTAAGACACAAGACCTTAACGCTAGCCCCGAAGAGATTGAAGCATACAAACAAGAGATGTATGCGATTGATGACTGGGTTCCTGAATGTAACTTCTGCAAGCATAGGGAGGATCAGGGTATGTACAGTCCTAGGCAGCAAGTTAACGCTACGTTTGAAGACGCAGAGCCCGGTGACGGAATCAGCTTAGAGTTTCAGATTGATAGAGAATGCAACGGTGGGTGCTTGATTTGCGGATCCTGGAACTCAACTACTTGGAGCCAATACGAAAAGAACACTACTAAGAAAGTCATTGAGATTAGAAATAACAATGACGATGTTGAGTTATGGCTACAGCAAGTATACAAGACAGTGACGTTGTACAAGGTTAAGCGCATCACGTTCCTCGGTGGAGAACCCTTGAGAAGCGACACACATCTACGTTTGCTCAAAGAAATCGAAAAGGTTCGTGACCTTTCTGACATTCACTTGTGCTACATAACCAACGGAAGTGCTAGACCTAGCGAGGCTATGATTGACTTCTGGAAGCAATTCAAGCATGTGAACTTTAACTTAAGTATAGATGGCATCGGTGAGCACTTTAACTATCTACGTTGGCCACTGCAGTGGCATCAAGTTGAAGACAACCTTCGCTATCTAGTAGACTTAAAGGTTCCTACATTCAGTTTCACTGGTAGCTATACGCTCACCCCGTTTAGTGCATACTACCATGACAAATACGATGGTTGGGCTAGAGACTTCTTTCAAGGTACCGGTATAGATTATAGACTGATGTTCAACAAGCCGTATGATGCGAACGGTGTGATGAGTTTGGCTGCTATTCCACCTATCATTCGTGCTCTAATGTTTAAGAAATATAAAGACTATCCTGCATACAACGGGCATACAGTGATGAAGTGCATCCCACCTCATGATCCCGAAGCATATAAAAAGTTCATGGAGTATATCGAATACCATGACCAACATAGAAAACTAAACTGGCGAGAAGTCTTCCCAGAGATACAACAATACTTTAAGTGATATGGCTAATCAATTTTGCAGACAACTAAGCAACGGTTTCAAAATCAACGTGCAAGAAGATAAACTCTTATGGAGTCCATGCTGTTTCTATAGTAAGAAAACAGACATGAGTAATGTAGAAGAATATCAAAAGGCACGTGAGTATGCAAGTAGTGCCACTGGCTGGTTGCCTGAGTGCGAGAGTTGTAGAAAGATGGAAGAATCAGGTGTAGAGTTACTGCATCCTCGATTGAATGCTAACCACATGATTACTGCTGATAGTGTCGATGGCGACTGTGTTAACTTAGAGGTGAGCTTTGATACAAAGTGTAATGCAGCTTGTTTGAGTTGCGGTAGTTACTGTAGTACGACATGGGCTAAGTTTGACAAGAAGCATGGACTCAATCAGCACATCAGTCCTAAGATTGTTAAGCTAGAAAATGTATTTCAACGTAAGCTGGCAGAGGTTCAGTACAAGGTTAAACTTGACGCAGAGGACAGTGACCTAAGTGATATCTTGTTTAAGCAACTAATCAAAACTGTTCCACTAGATAAGTTACAAACTATCTTCATCATGGGCGGTGAACCCTTCTATACAAAATCACATGTTAAGTTGTTGCGTCACTTGAAAGAGGTGCATCCTGACTTAAGCAAAGTCAGCATTCGTTATCAGAGTAACACTAGCATCTACCCCAGTGATGAAGTACTAGAGTTATGGAAAGATTACAACTACATTGTATACGGTGCTAGTATTGATGGTATCGGTGAACGCTTTAACTACTTGCGTTGGCCCTTGAAGTGGCATAGAAGTGAAGTAGTGTTGAAGCGATTAATAAATGAAACTAACGTGAAGTTGCACGTGAACTGCACCATTAGCCCGTTGAATGTCTTGTACGTTGATGAGTTAGAGAACTGGCTGATTGACAATATTGATAAATCTAGATTCTCTAGCCAACGTCAACTAGTAAGACCTAACGCTTGCTTGGGTGATATGGATTTACGTTTTACTAACCAAAGACTCAGAGATAAAGTCTATACCAAATACGGTGAAGACCACAACATCAGTAAGTTGTTTAGCAACATGGAAATATATGACAACCCCGGTAATATGTTCCGTTACATAGAGCATATGGATAAACTGCGCCGTTTAGATTGGCGCAAGACTTTCCCTGATGTAGTTGATTGTTATTAAAACTCGTAGCCGTAGCCAGCGATATCTTCTGCAAAAATAGTAGCAATCAATTGCTTTGTTTCGTCAGTGTAGTAGCTACGATAGTCACCAACATCTTGCCATGCTTTAAGCATATAGTTAGTTGATTCATTTGCGAATTCAGGAATCTGTTTCAAGTCAGACAAGAATGAATCGAACTCAATTAAGTAATCAACTCTAACAGAACCATTCTCATACAAACCATAAGAATTTTTACGATTCAATTCAGGCTTCGCCGCTGCATCAGAGAAGAAGAAAGCCAAGAATGAATCGAAGTCACCCTTATAAGGAGTGTAGTCAATGTTGTCCAATGGGTGAACTGAATCGTATGCAGATACTTTGTCCAAGTAGAATAGAACCATTCTCTTGTATGGGTTAATCTTGATTGCGAATGTTTTGAATTCTTCACTATTGTTCAAATCGAACACTGCGTCAATGTCGCCGATGTTGTGTACTTTACCTTCGCCCAACAATGTCTCACCGTCAATGAAATACTCTAGCTTAGAGTGACACCCTTGCATAAACTCTCTCAAATAACTGTTAGGTATTGCTGATTGCAACATTGTGTAATGATTCATAATGATAGTCCTTTAATCTGTTCCCAAAATCGATTTTGATAGAACTCAGCTAATTTGGTCTTTGCAAAGCTGAGATTCTGCTCCATTCTATATTTATCTGATTCCCAACGTTTATGTAGCGCATCTTTATCCATAGTCAATACACCGATGTTCCTGTCTATTGCCTCATTGATTCTATCCGCAGGATCTATGATATCGTCATACGAATGGTCTATGATATCGTCAAACATGTCCAATCCCATATCCCGTAGAAACTTCACAGTTCCGGGACTTGATATCATAATCGGATAGTTCATCCCATAGATAAAGTGTAGAGTTTTCTCTGTAATGTTGAAACTTAGTTCATTGTAACTAGTCTCTGATACAAACTCAATGTAGCTGTTCCTGTACTTGTGTTGTAGAGAACTCTTGAAGTTAAATAGGTTATCGTTGGGCTTGTTGTTATAGATATCATACAAGTCCTCGTTAATCACATGACTGACTGAATGATAACGTTCGATACCCGACTGTGCCTTCTGATAGTTAGCATCCTTCTCGTAGTCATAGATGATTATGTCTTTAAGCGGTTCATTGTCTGGGATGCTCAGAAAGCTAATCTGTCCCAAGTTATCTAAGTTTCTAGCATACAGACTGGCAACTAGATAAGTTCTATGATAGCGAGGACCTCTGTTCAATGAGATAAAGTTTTTACTAGTGTCTGGGTTCTTATACAAGTCCGGTGTGAAGTCTTGATACAAACTAAGTTGATTCGTAACATCTCCACCCATGTTCACGATTGTGCAGTTAGGACGTTGTATCTCTTTGTCTAGGTTCTCTAAGCTAGTAACTAGAATGAACTTCTTATCAGGATAGAAGTCGCACATGTCACTGAAGTATGTACTAAACTCTGGCATAGGATCTGTCCATGACCGTTTCATGTTCATTCTAAAATGATCCTTGATGAACAACACAACTGTATCTAAGTTAGAGTTAGCAATTGTCTCATCAATCGTCTTTTCCATCTCCATACGATTCAATGTACTTTCAGAGAACATCGTCAATTGTTTATAGAACTCCTCACGTAGTTCTTCCATTTCTTCAGTGTTGCTAATAAGTTCTGCTTTACCACTCGCAGTGAGATATTCAAAGAATAGTTCTTCCCTATCGTTGAAGAATTGTTTGTCGCCGGCTACTCTCAGTGCGTTAGAAGATTGGACAAAGAACACATCTATGTCTCTGACCTTAGAGTTAAACAACTTACTGCGATTGATATAGAACCCAGTATCTAGACTTAACGGACTTGTCCACATATACATAAACAATGCATCGTTCAACCCAAACATCTTCTTCCTAGAGTATAGGGAAAAGAACAACTTCATCGAGAAGTCGTCAAAGGGAGGTCGAGATATAATCTTTAGCATAGCGATATTTATAAACTAAATACCTCATGCTTTTTAAACCCAGTGACTATTCAGTAGTCTTTCTAAGTTATGACGAACCAAACTGTGAGGAGAACTATCAACATCTACTATCTCTATGCCCAAATGCACTGAGAGTACACGGAGTCAAGGGGTCAGATACAGCACACAAAGCCTGCGCTGACATAGCAACAACAGATAGATTCATCATCATAGACGGTGACAATTGGGTAAGGGATAACTTCTTTGAGTTAGTCATTGAGCTAGAATTCAATGACCAAAACGTTATCAGTTTCTGTGGCTACAACACAGTAAATGGAACACAGTATGGTAACGGTGGCATTAAGTCATGGCATAAAGATACTATACGCAACATGCGTACACATGAGAACTCTATTGACGATAAGTTCACTATTGACTTTGATTACAAGAACTACATAGAATTGAATGATATCGGATCAGACTTACACATTACATCTAGCCCACTACAAGCATGGCGTGCTGGGTTCAGAGAGACATTTAAATTAAGCCTTGACGATACAATCGATTGGCGCAACAAAGACAGACTATACAGATGGATGCACATCGGTAGTGATGTAGAGAATGGGTTGTATTGCATTCACGGTGCAAGACTTGCCTATTTTCTAATGAAGCATGAGAGTTGGAACAATCATTCAGGTATTAGAGACTTTGACTTTCTCAACGACATGTTCGACAAGTTAGTTGACCACGATAAGTTACTCAGTGAGTGCAACAGATTGGGTGATATCATTGGTATTGAACATGTGTTTAACGAATACAGAAGCAGTGATTACAAACGAGATATTGCTAGTCCAGTTAGAAGCCCCGTCAATCACAACCCATTATACGACATTGTGTTCATTCACAACAACGAACCACATGCAGAAGAAAACTACAACAGAGTTAAAGCACGATTCCCTAGAACTAAACTAGTGTCAGAGGAGAAGGGCATACATCAAGCACATCAACGTGCGGCTAAGATGTGTACAACTGATTACTTCTGGGTAGTAGATGCAGATGCTATCATAATGGATTCGTTTGACTTCACGCACAATGATGTAGAGTTTTACGAAGAACCTACTGTCCGTGTCTATCGTGCTAGCAACTTAGTGAACGGGTTAGTGTATGGTCACGGTGGTGTTAAACTATTGCCCAGACTAGCTACATTGCGAATGGACACTTCGCCTGTCGATATGACCACTAGTATTAGCAAACTATACAAAGCTATGCCGATCATCAGCAACTTCCATAAGTTCGATGTAGATAGCTTTAGTTCATGGCGCACAGCATTCCGAGAGTGCGTGAAATTATCTAGTCAAGTCATTGATAGGCAGAATAACAAAGAGACATTAGACAGACTATACACATGGTGTAGCATAGCAGAAAACACAGAGTTTAAGAGTGAGATTATCAAAGGCGCATTGCAGGGTAAACGCTATGGAGAGACATACAAAGACGATAAGTTGAGACTAAGACTTATCAATGACTATGAATGGTTAAGACAAGAATATGACAAACAATTTCAATGACATTCCATTCGATGACATAACTAAGTTCGGGCAAGCAACAATGCTAGACGAGAACTTGTTTAGTGTCAGTTGGATACTAGGACGATTCTGTAACTATAAGTGCTCTTACTGCTGGCCTTACGCTAACTCACAGACACCCGATCATCAAGAGTTTGAAGTCTATCGTAAAACAATGGACGAGATTAGATTTCAAGCAGGCAACAACGGGTACAATAGATTTCACTGGAGTTTCAGTGGAGGAGAACCCACTGCATATAAACATTCAATTGAACTAATGAGTAAGGTTCACTATGATAGTATCCACATGACTACTAACTTGAGTCCGGGCATTCAGTGGTGGAACAGATGGTTAGAAGCAACTAACTTAAGCAGACGCAGAAGTATCACTGCTAGCTTTCACCATGAGTTTGCAAACGAGTTAGAATTCGGTGACAAGATATTACACTTAATGGATAACGGTGTGCTTGTCACTGTCAATCAAGTTATGGTTCCAGAACAGTTTGAAGAACTATACAAACGCTGTGATAGATTCCATCAAAGAGGAATCAACGTGACACTGAAGCCTCAATCAAACGAACAAGCTAATAAGATAGTAGACGGTTACAATGAGAACATGATGAACGTCATGCGTACAGGATTTCCACAACAAGTCAATGAACAAGAGATGTATCAGGTTAAACTGATTGACAGTACGCAGAAAGTCTGGTGGCTAGACCAAGCAGAACGATTCAACAGTTTCGGATTCAATCAGTTCAAGGGCTGGATGTGCAACAGTGGCTATCAGGGCATTGTCATTAGAGGCAATGAAGTAAAGCGTAGTTATAGTTGCGTTGACCCTATACTCGGAACATTGACTGATGGGTTTACTATCTTTGATAAGCCCACAATATGCACAACAGACAGATGCGTATCAAGCGCAGACAGTAAGCTACCTAAGGTCAGAAATGTTTGATATATACCACGATTCGATTAACGGTAGAATAAAGAACGGAGAGTTCTTACACGCACCTCCTCCAGAAAAAGAATACAAGTGCAACAGTCATCACTATAGATGCCCGGAGTTCAGTACAATCGATTGGGCAAACAGTGCTGTTATCTTTGGTTGCTCTAATGTATTCGGCGTCGGGGTTAGTGAAGAAGATACCCTATCTAATCAGTTATCTAGGATGATTGATATGCCTGTCATCAATATGGGCATAGGGTCTACCTCAATGGAGTTCTCTTTCTATAATAGCATGATTCTAAACAACAGTCATCCTACTCCCAAAGCAGTTATCAATCTATGGACCGGGTCAGATAGAACAACATACTATCATACCAATATGATATATCATAAAGGGTCATGGTGTAACAGAGACCCATATATGGATGCATACAATGAGAACGAGAATCATTCCAGAGTACATGCGCTGTTCTTTCAAATGATTAGTAAGAATATATGGGTGCCCAAAACAAAGTACTTTGAGGCTAGTTTCTTCAATCACACAGCAAACATTCTAGGAGTACATTCGCCGTTCTGGGTAGATACGGGCTGGGACAACTTGCATCCTGGACCTAAAACGTTGTATAATCTAGCAGTGAAGATTAAGGAAGAGTTATGGACATAAACACAGAGCATTTGCATCATTGGATGAATGCTATACGTCAATCAAATAACCCCATGCGTACACTAGACGCATTCTGGGGCGGACAGATTAAAAGCAAAGAATGGCTAATCGCTAACTTAGATGAACTAGTTCACGTGGGTAGCAATGTAGAGATTCACGGTGGCTGGGTAGGTACATTAGCAAGTATGTTGTTTCAATCTAACATCCCAGTAAAGAACATTCGCAGCGTAGACATTGACCCGCACGTTCAGCACATTGCAGAAGAAATGAATCGCATTGAATTCAATCAAGGTCGATTCACTGCGCTAACCCAAGATATGACTAAAGTAAAAGACTATCAGGCTGAGATTGTCATCAATACAAGCTGTGAGCATATCACACAAGAGCAATATGACGAATGGCTAGCTAATACCCCGGACGGAGCCATTCTAGTGTTACAGGGTAACAACTACGATATTCCTGAACACATTCGCATCAGCAAAGACATACACGAATTTGAACAACAATGCCATGTTAAACGCAAGTTCGTCGGAACATTACAACTACCGTTGTATGAGAGATATATGATTATAGGAGAGAAAATTGGAAACTAAACTAAGAACATTCATTAAGACATTTACATACAGAGTATTATCTGTATTAACCGTGTTAGCATTAAGCCTTGTACTAGACTACGGTGCAGGATTCGGACTCAAGTTTGTCATCATCACAATGACACTAGGGTTTGTAATCTTCTTTATCCATGAACGTATCTGGGCACATATTAAATGGCTTAAGGATGAATTCAGTGACACAAAGAAACGTAGTCTAATTAAGACCGTTTCATGGCGGGTTATGAGTTTTATCGTATTGTTTATTATCGGTAAAGTTCTAGGTCTATCTAGCGAAGATGCGTTAATTTGGACTATTGCGAATAACGGTGCCTTTATTGTAGTTCACTATCTACACGAACGACTATGGAACAAAATCACATGGGGCAGAGCATAAAGCCAATACAAATAGTTAACAGCGACTATGACGGATATCTAAGCATTCAATATGCATTCACTAACGTATGCAACTATGAGTGTAATTACTGCTGGCCTGACAGTCATTCAGGCACTAGTCGCTGGCCTAACTTTGACATAATCTGTAAGAACTTTGACCATCTAATTAGTGTATACAAAACTAGTTTCAATAAGAAAACAGTTAGGTTTCACATATTAGGTGGCGAGCCTACCTTATGGCCCAAGCTAGGAGAGTTCGCAAAGTATATCTACGATAAGCACGGCTGTCGTATGACTATGAGTACGAATGGGTCACGCACATTGCGCTGGTGGAATGAGTACGCAGAATACTTTGATGATATCCAAGTTAGCGTACACCATGAATTCTGTAATGTAGAACACATTAAACAAGTCATGGACACAATCTATAACAAGGGTACTGTTATGGTTGCTGCCGCTGTATTAATGGATCCCAAAGCATGGGATAAGTGTGTAGGATTAGTAGATGAACTATGTAAGCACGAAACACCCTGGGTAGTTAAGACTAAGATGCTTGTGGAAGTAGAGGGTGATGAACGCTCTATGATTGACAAAGACTATCTGCCCGAGCACGTTGAGTATATGCGTGACAAAATGAAACGCTTTCCCCCACAAGAATACATTGACAAGATGAAAGAGTTGGGTAACATAGAGTTGAAAAAGACTAGTGCCCAAATCATTATGAGTGACGGATCCGTTCAACCCTACAATACGTTTGACTTCTATGAGAACAAAATCAATACGTTCTATGGGTGGGAATGTAATATCGGGGTAGATAGATTAAGTGTGCAAGCTGATGGAAGGCTTCAAGGATCGTGTGGGGAACTAAACATATACGGAGACAATACGTTCTATATACATGACGAGGACTTTGTAGAACGATTCACCGCTGACGTTATCAAACCCGTTAAATGCAGTAGAGTATTCTGTGGGTGTTCAGCAGAGATTAGACTTCCAAAGAGAAAATTAAATGTACAACCTAAGTGATATTAAATCTATCCATTTAGAGGTCACAAGCAAGTGTCAGGCGCATTGCCCTATGTGTGTTAGAAACATACAGGGCAAAGTAGAAAACCCATGGTTAGATATTAACGAGATAACATTTGACCAGTTTAAATCATGGTTCTCTATTGATTTCGTCAAGCAACTGAATAAGCTGTATATGTGCGGGAACACGGGCGACCCGATCATGTCTAAAGACACACTAGAGATATTCAATTATCTACGTGAAAATAACAGCACAATGGAACTGAGTATGAACACGAACGGTTCCGCACGTACACGCAGATTCTGGGAACAATTAGCTGAATTAAATGTCAGAGTAATATTCGGAATTGACGGACTAGAAGACACGCACAGTCTATATAGAATAGGCACTGACTACAATAAGATACTAGAGAACGCTAGTACCTTTATTCGTCACGGTGGACACGCTGAATGGCATATGCTGATTTTTGAACACAATAAACATCAAGTGGGTGCTTGTCAGCACAATGCAGATATGATGGGCTTCAAACAGTTCATAGCCAAGAATACATCACGATTCAGAGACAATCAATTGAATGTGTTAGATGCGAACGGTAAGACTACGCATATATTGTATCCTAGCGACAAGAGTATCAGCATCACTAAAAAGCTAGAAGATAATAGCCCATGCACAATCAATTGCAAAGTAATTAAAGACAAGGGCTTATACATAGCAGCTAATGGATTAGTCAGTCCATGCTGTTGGTTAGACTTTAATGGGATTAATATCGCTAACCCATCAATAGTAGACTTTAAAGATAAAGGGTTGGCTCACCCTGATTTAAATATCAATACATTACAAGAGATATTTGATAGCAGTTTCTTTAATGATATAGAGAATACATGGGTTAATGATCCATTAAGACAATGCCGCAGACAGTGCGGGAAAGTAGACAAATTCAATGAACAATTCTAATACATGGTGCCCGTTACCCTTTATGCATATTGCTACACGCCCTAACGGTGATGTACGCTTATGCGCTACAGCTAATGCATCGGGCTCAGGGGAAGATGAGAATAAAGAAGCAGGCCTAGTTAAGCACAACGGTGTGCAATTAAATCTCCGTCATCATACAATTGAAGAAGTATGGAACTCTAGTTATATGAAGGATGTTCGTTATAAGATGATGAATAACGAAAAGCCTGCAACGTGTATGAAGTGCTATAACGAAGAAGCACACGGTATTCCCAGCAAACGTGAGTGGGAAACAAACGAATGGGCTACAAAGATTGACTACGCTGATATGATGAGTAAAGTTAATCCAGACGGCTCTAGCCCTGTATTCTTACCCTACTTTGATTTACGCTTAGGCAATATGTGTCAATTAAAGTGCGTCATGTGCAGTCCTCATGATAGTTCAGCATGGATTAAAGATTGGAAGATTCAATACCCTAAATACAAAGTCTTTGACTTAGTAAACGATCAGGGCTGGGATAGAACAATGGATTATACATGGTATCAAAAGGGTTCATTCTTAGAGTCCATGCGTAATCAAGCGCACAACATCAAAGAGTTATACTTTGCAGGGGGTGAGCCTACGCTTATCCCTGAACACTATAAGATTCTAGAGTTCATGGTCGAGACGGGTAATAGTAAGAACTGTTGTCTACGATATAATAGCAATGGAGTTGATTTACCAGAGAAATTATTCGAATTATGGAATCATTTTAAAGAAGTTCGCTTTAATATCTCTATTGATGCAGTGGGTGAGAAGAACGATTACATCCGCTATCCTAGCAAGTGGAATAACATGCTAGAAACATTGCGTAGATTAGACGAGACTCCGGATAACGTCACAATTAATATCGCTTGCGCTGTGCAGTTATTAAACATCTTATATCTCCCAGAACTAGCACGATGGAAGATAGGACAAAAGTATAAGAAGATTCACACTACTGCACATTCGGGTGGGGTAACGGGGATGCATCTTGTATGCTATCCTAGCTATCTAAACATGAGAGTATTGCCCAAAGAGTTAAAAGACTTAGCGGTTAAGAATGCTAGAGAGTTCTTAGACAGTTATAGCAACCCGCAATTCGATAACGATATGTACGGACGCAAACGCTGGCTGGGTATGATTAACTATATTCAATCAGAAGACTGGAGCCACAAACTTCCTGCTGCTATTGAATATCTAGAGATAAATGATAGTACAAGGGGAAGTAATTTCAGAGAAACATTCCCCGATTTGAGAATACTATGACACAAGACGAATTAGAACGACACGCATTATGGACTAGCTTATGTAATCACGGGGATTACATGAAATTAAACATACAATTTGACGAACAAAAGATTGTAGATGGTCTTCAACCGTATAATGAACACTGGGTTCCGTACAACGCTAAGAAAGACGTAGTGAACAACCGTTGGGGGTTACCCATCACTAGTAATAGCGGCAAAGTCTCGGATAACATGCATTTAAATTCATTTGGATACATGCGTGAATCATTGGGTATTGAGTTAACAGAAGATAACTTCAACACACCCACAGAAGTATATCATAACTGTGACGAAATCAAACGTTTAGTAGATATATTCAGCCCTGATATCGGACGAGTGCATATGCTCAGAGTGGATCAAGGTGGTTTCTTTCCCCCGCATAGAGACTTTAAGGGTATTGCCCCAGAGTATTTCAGACTAACATGTGTGCTAGGATCATGTACAGACTTTAACTATGTATTGAATATAGACGATAAACAGTTTAGACACGAACGCGGGCATCTATATTTCGTTAATTATCAGAAGAACCATAACTTATTCAGCTTCTCTAATAACTTATACATAATGATATTAACTGTTAAGCTAAATCAAAGAACCCACGATTTAGTCATTCATCATAGCATGTCACGATGAGACTAGAGTATCAGGACGAACGCAAGAAAGATTGGTTCCTAGTAGCATGGGACTTATCGGGTAAGTGTAACTATCGTTGCAGTTACTGCCCATCATTCTTACATGACGGAAAGAACGGTTGGCCTGATTACAATGACACAATAGCCTTCGTAGATAAGTTAGCTAGTCAACTACCCAACAAGCAAATATGCTATAGGTTCAGCGGGGGAGAGCCCACATACTGGAAACACTTTACTGACTTAATCAAACACATTAAGAGTAAGGGACATTATGTTAGCTTTCTAACAAATGGATCCAGAGATATTGAGTATTTCAAACAAATCAATGAATATGTAGATGGTATGATTATGTCATATCATCCAGAATACAGTAAGACAAATCATTTCATTGACATATCTAATACAATGACATGTCCTATAGCAGTCAATCTAATGCTGTTACCGGAATCGTTTGATTCTACAATGGCTATAGCGGACGAACTATACAGTAACAGTAAGCTAGCTATCTGGCCTAAAGTGATTATGGACAAGACTAGCGAGATTATTACTAACGAGATTGTAAGTTACACTGACGAACAATCAGCAATAATCAAGGACTGGAAGTATTTCCGTAAATTAGATGATAGTAAGATACATCGTGGGCAGTTATTATTAGACGGCTCTGTTGTATCTGCTAATGACTTGATAATGAACGGGCTGAACAAGCACAAAGGATGGACCTGCTATAGTGGCGTTGACCAGATTAATGTATCTATAGAGGGCTTAGTATATAAAGCAGACTGTCAAGTGGGCGGGAGTATAGGATCTATACAGAACTTCACGCTTCCCACAGAGCCACAGACTTGTGATAAGGACTATTGCACTTGTCTATCCGATATCTACATTAGAAAACATGATTAAAGTAATATTAAGCAACGATGAGGCTAGTCGATACGTTTATTTTGACGTATTCGATACTAACATCGCCCGTAAGTGGGAGCATGAGATTAAATTCGACTATACTATCTTCGAGAACGATAGATTCACGGGCTGGCCTGATAGTATTAGAACTCCTAAATGGTATGCAACAGAATTAAACAAACTAATAGACATTATTAATGAATATCAGTTAGGAACTATCAATATGAAAGCACACGAGGCTATGGATAGTGACCATGCTAACAAACTACACAAGTATTTTGAGATATTACGGGGCGGAGTATTGACGCCGGCGCCATTCTTTACGAATAGTCCTGAGCATGTACAGCAAGCTATTCAAGACTTCAATATAATGATTCATGCATTTGAGAAGATGGCTTTCAGTCCTAGAAAAAGCCCTACAATCACTTGTACATTCCAATGTATGAGAATGGATCTAGAGGATGAAGACTATGACCACTTCACATACGATTGGAAGTACGGTTATATGTATATTAACTACTGTGAGGTGGGGAAGCATTTACTAGAAATGTTCATAGACAAGGACGATATCGTGGGTGATGATAACATCAGACCGTTAAAGTATTATAGCGCAGACTTTAAGATAAAGTTCGGACCCGATACTCCACCAGAACGCTTAGAACAATTCACTAATGAGTTCGAGACATGGTTTGACAGTAACAAAGACTATTTCGAATCTATCAATATACACAAAGACAAGTATAGAGCGTTGGGATTAATACCCGTAGCTAAGATTAATAGAGAAGCTAGCGGGTTTATTGGCTACACAGACCAAGATATTATAGAAGAATTATCACATTACAACAAAGTGATGGCTGTGAAGTCTATATGAAATTGACTATTCATGGTCAATATATAATGATCCTTTGAATAGACATTATACGCTAACGTATAGACTAAACCCTTATGCACTAGCGGGCGCCCTATAATAAAGTCAGGATAGCTTGTACGGAATACAACATCTCCGTTCTTATTAATCACGTTGATATCAGCATTAGGGGCGCCGGCTGGGAAGAATACAGCATTACCATTATACTCACACCCTGTTCTGAATCTATACTTGCCCCCGAATCCTTTTCCGATATCAAAGGTCTTTTGTTCTCTAGTCACAGTGTTAAAGATTAACCCTGTGCTAGCATCCCCGTCATCTTTGTGTCCGTAGGGCATTGCTATGATAGTCTCATCCAATACTACACCCGCGTTATACTTCTTCATAAAGTGCGGGGTATTCAATTCTATTAACTCTACGCTATCATCAGTAGTATCTACCACTAGCATATCTCTCAACTCTACTTCACGTCCGAAGGGCAATGCATATAATTTAGTTCCAATTACTAGAAAATCAGTGTATTTTCTTTTGCTTAAAGGAAGTCCTGGAACATCTATCATCTTCACTTGCTCAGTGACTGGATCAAACGTAAGTAGTTGATTGTATGTATTGTCTTCACCGCGGGGAGGACTATAGTATTTACCGTTACAATAGACTGAACCCATATGTCGTTTCAATATAGGGGATTCTTCTACGGGGATTTGCTTTACTACACCGTCTTTAATGAATAGACACGATGAGATTGGCTCGTATCCTAATGGGGCAGCGAATGCAGTACTGCCGTCGCTTGACATATTGTAATACTGCCCTTTACTAGAACTGTCTATTGTATGATAGTAGGGTTTATTATCTTTAATCTCTAATAAAGTATTGAAATTATCCCATATACCGTAGGGTGGGAAGTACATACTATCCCCTATTGTAACCATGCTGTTGTATTTGCTAGTCGCAGGGGGTGTATCTACGTCTAAGAACGATACTTTCCCGTCCTTAATAAACATAACCTTGCTATACTCTTTGCACGTATCAGTGCAGAAGGGCGGCGATACTAGATACCCATCATGCTCAAACAATACTAGATGCTTGATTGTTGCGGCTCTGTAATAATCCTCAAACGATTTATAGCTCATTTAAATCCAATGTCTTAATAATCTTTTCCTGTATCGTATCAAATACTAATACAGTCTGGAAACTATCTGATTCGCCGTAGGGCATAGCAAATATCACATCATCTATCATACAGCAAGCATTGTATTTCTCAATGGTTGTATTATCAGTGAAGCATTCACTAATATCTATAGTATAATGCGTATCATCCTTAGTGTCAATAACTAATATCTCTGCTAAGTCTCCGCATCGTTTCCATTCATCAAACGGATCACATACACACCCGCCCCTAGGGATATAAAAGACTTTACCCTGACTGTTTTCTAAGCCCGTAAAGTACTTCTTGGTCTCATATCCTACGCCCAAGTCTTTGATAGTTCGTTGTCCCGTGTTTCCGTCAATGATTAGAAACTTACTCCACTCTACGTGATGTCCTGCGGGTGGGCAGTATATCTTATTGTTCTTAGTTACAATGTGGGTGAAGTACTTGCGGGTTGTATCAGTGATTCCAATACGCTCAGACGACCATTCATTATCCTTATTGGTTAATAG